TGAAAAAAAGTGGGCAAATGGCCAGAAAACCCGCAAACCCTTGGGGCGCAAGGGTTTCAGCCTGCCCACTTTTGAAATAAAAGTGGGCAAAAAGTGGGCAAATGGCCAGTTTTTCACCAATTTTCCGTCCGTACACGGCTATCCAACCTCCAAATTTTCGCAAAATCCGAACCCAAAGTGGGCAAATGGCCAGTTTTACAGACCAAAAGTGGCCAGCAAAATGACCTGCTACTAACAGTAATAGTAGCAGCTTTTGACCATCTGGGCAGAGATTTTCAAGCCGTGTACGGACGAATTCTATTCTAAGTTAGCCTGTTTTCCATCTTAGATTAGAAATATCCAGCCTCATTCTCAATAGGAACGCCGCTGGTAAGGCCTGTTTCGAGGGGCAATGGGGTGGTAATGATAAGCCGGAAACGCCTGGTACGGACGCTTTTTAAGCAGGGACATGCCGTACTTTTTCGGCGGGACAGACTTCCGTCCGGGCCAAATATCAGGGCTGGAGAAGACCTCCTCCCACATCTTTACAAATGTTTCGGCCGCATCCGATATCGACAGAGCCAAGGCGTCCCAGGCCTTCTGTATCTTAGCGACTGTTTCCAAAGTCTGTTCAAGTGTCATACCCATTCCATTCACCTCCACGTAATGCGTGTTTTGGAATCTGTACGGCTCGACTCAACTGATCAATCAGTTCTGCTGTTGGTGTGGCTGACAAATCTACCTTCACTTCGACATTTGCTTCCGGCAGTGGTAAATATCCAAGCGCCTCCATTCGCTTATGGTCGCAGGTGGATACGTACGGACACGCTTGGCATTTCTTCGCCAATCTTGATAGACCCATTCCACTCACCTCCAAACCTTGCCGGAACGCTTATCCACAAGAACGATCCGCCCCTCGATCTCGAAGTCCGACAAAGCGCAAATATCAAAGATCATATGGAGCAGCTTGTGGAACCGTTCCTCCTCGGTCTCAATGTTCTTCAGGGCCTGATAGGCGGTCGGGTCAGAATATCCCTCTGCGTTTTTTCGGTCGTTCCAGGACAATCACTGTCACCCCGTTCCTTCATAAATTTGATAAGCGATTGAGCGTGCATGTCGCTGATGCCGTATTTTTCTTGCAGCTTGGAGACGAACCAATCGGGAACAGGTTTTCTCCCGCACTCGATGGCAGACAGCTCAGCCGATGAAATATCAAGGTCCTTTGCCATGTCATAGAGCAGGAGCGCCCTGACTAAGCGGATGTTCCGTACTGTTCTTCCAAAATCATCAAGTCCCATGCTCACTCTCCTTGTGCCACGCCTCCACATCGACGCCGATTCTCTTCAGCATCTGAGTGCAGAGCCAAATATCATCCTGATCCTCCATCTCATAGCGGCTGACCAATTCTTTGATACGGTCGTGGAAGGCGTCGTAATAAGTTCGGAGCCGCTGAGCCCCGAACCCGAATTGCTCATGCAGCACCCATAAAATAGTCGCGTCGATCTCGGCGATATGCTTTCGGTCGTACTCTGCCAGCTCCCGCTGGATCTCCAAGTCCATGGCTTTCTTCTCCGCTGCGGTAAGTACGGCCCCGTACACCTTTCCTCCGGCTTTCTTGACCTGCATAGCTGTCTCCCATCATTCCGTTGGTTTCAGCGAAGACCGGCCCGAATATCACTGCGGGCTGAGCAAGCACCAATCGCCATAGAGGCAGCATTGGGGTCGGGCGTTTCCATCCCTTTCTCCTCATCCATCTCCAGAATGGTCATGATGGCGTAGTTGGCCAGATCCATCAGGGTGTCCCGAATGGATTCGTCCGTAACCTGCTGCTGACCGGCGTCATTTGCAGAGAGGCGGGAGAGGGTCTTAAATCGGGAGAACTTGTCTCCCAGCCGAATCCGGGTCATAGCCAGTCCCTCCTCTACAAAGGTCTGATGGAAGCTGTCGCCGTAGTCATGGTTCTTTCGTTCGTACAAGCTGTTCAGCTCGTCGCAGATCGCCTTATGGCGCATCACTTTTTTGTTCATTGGTTTATTCCTCCCGAATAGTAGTTATCGAATTGCCCCTGTGTCCTGGCGGAAGTATATGCATTTCAACTCCACCGGCTCGATCCAGGGAATATCATGCAGGCGAATGCTGCTGATAGACTCGTCATCCTTTGAGGGTCGGCGGACGCTTACCTCATCCACAGCAGTTTGTGCCGCCAGATACTCCGACTTGTACTGGCACACGTCCCTATGGCTGCATCTGGTACAGCGGGTTTCCTTTACTCCAAACATACGAACCATCTCCTCATGATTTTTATCAATCGTTGCCGCTTTGACATTCAGTTGATGTAGAGCCATTTGCAGCTCATCCACCAGGTAGGTTTTGTCATGGTCTTTAGGCTGACGAACCAGGCCTCGAATCCAATCGGCGACAGTAACGGGCGGAGGAATCTGCAAACCAAGGTCGCGAGCCATACTATCGATGTATCTCGCCATCTGGCAGGTCGGCGCCACAATGACCGCGCCTGTATCTGCGGATTGCCGAATCAGAAATGTGGTTTTGCCCGATTGTCTTCCTGAAACATAAATAGTCATGATGCGTTTTCTCCTTCGACAACAGATTCGACGATGGTTACGATCCCCTCAAACACGCCGAATTCAGACGATTGCTGAAACGTGTGGGTTTCAGGCTCCTCGTCATCCCGCATGGGTCTGGTCAAATACCACAAGGAATCCTCTTTCCAGGTAATCATCTCCAGTTTTTGCCCGGGTTCAAGTTCTAATGTCATATCGCCACCGAGAGAGCGAGCGACGCCTTGGTCACATCCGGTCAAAAGTCCCAACGACAAAATAATGCACAAGAGTGTGCCAACGTAAATGCGTTTCATGTGTTCTCCCTTCAAAATATCAAAGGACCTCCGTAAGAATCCGGAATTCCTTGAACATACCATCTTCCAAAGTTACTTCAACGGGCTTCCCCAACAGCTCGGAAATATAATTCACCTTCGCATCATTGAGGATTTTTGCCACGCGGTCGAGGGATTCCGCAAGATTGGTATGACGAGTTCCAATTTCCCAGTGGCAGTCTGGAGACATGTTTACAGTGTATTTGCCACCATCCATGACGCCACTGCCAGACATCGAGAAACCGAGTTGGAGCCCCAGCTGAAACGGGTAATCTTTCATACTGCCAAACTCGGCAAAGTCAATTTTACCCAGTCTTTTCTCAATCATTTTTATCCTCCTCTCCGACCAGTTTCCGGTACAGCTCTTCCGCCTCTTTGCCTTGGAACTGATTGATAATCCGGACATTATCGCCCGGAGCTTTTCTCCCAACGATCAATACCGCAGGGTCGCCGTGGCTGTGGTCAAATCCCACCAGCACAGTGTCGAAATTTTTCATATAATCCACCTCAAAAAGTCGAACAGAAGTTTTACAAGGAATAGAACGCCGAGGATGGCCAGAACAGCGACCGAGTTGAAGATGAACCTTAGAATATCATTCCAACCATTTTTCATTTCTTGGTCACCCGCTTCACCTTCCGCTCCTCATACTCGGCCTTTTCAATCTGGACCATCTTGCCGTCCTCTTCCTTGAAGTAGCGGTTAAGCTCCACCTTCTTGTCATTGGGCGTAAGAATATAATGGTAGCCAACCGTATCGTAGTCGCTGTTCTTAGGATCGACCAGGAAGTCTTCCGAAAACACGCGATACTTCTTGCCGGCAGGCAGATAGGGCATGGTGATGGGGAAGATCTTATCCACGAGCCGGGTCATGAAGCCATTGCTGAAGGCCGCATTCGGAGCATTGATGTTTATGCCGCAGACCCGTTCGGTATCGGAATAGGTGGCTGTGCCATCCGGAGCAACTTCCTTGAACAGGGAGGACATGCGCTTGCACTGGTACTGCTGATATCCTTCTTTCCAGTTGCACTCACTGGTGATGTCGCTCCAAATATCAGGAGTGTCCTCAATGGGCGTCAGGCACTTGCCGTCGATCAGACGGTTCAGAATGCTCTTGGTGATCTGGATGCTGAAACCGCTGTGACCATCCCTGTAAAGGCACTCGTAGGCCCTCAGAGCGCTCTTGTAGCAGGCCACGCCATATGCCCAGTCATCCGTATCCTCCGAAGCCTCTTTTTCCCGCTGACAGGCCATCTCGACTTCCTGAGAGGCCCAGCGGTTTTCCTCTTCATCCATCAGCACCGCCCGGTCATCCCAATACTCATTGGCAAAGACCTTCCGACAGTCCCCGCCAAAGGCCTCGATGATCTCGGGCAGGTTCTCGTTGACTGCGTCCAAGTGAATATCATGCTCCTTGCAGAAGCTCACAGCCTTCTCCAGGGGCTCGCCGACACGGTTGGTCCAGAGGATGATCTTGGTACCATTGGCCTGCTCCTCTTTCAGCCGATTGATGTTCTTCCAGATGGGCTCTCCCACCTCCGGCCACTTGTTGACTGCAAGACAGCCGTCGAAGTCCACAGCAATGATCTTCGGAGGGGTAGCCGCCGTAGCGTTCTCGGGTTCCTTGGTTTCGACTGCATTTGCATTCATTTCGTTCATGGTGTTTTCTCCTTTTCAAAATATCAATCGATAATGGTGAGTTCGCTCATCGGAACGGTTGCCAGTGCTCCGTTCGTTTTCTTGATAACGGCCTTGTCTGCGAAGAGACCAACGCCGAGCTGTAAAATACCAACCTCTTCGGCGCGCTCTTTTGCCAATCTGAGGCATCCCGAACAGGCTCCTTCGGGAGCCCACCCCAAATTCATACAAGCGATGCAGTCGGGCACACTCTGATAAATCCCTTTCATGCCGCCCCTTTCCAGAAAACATAAATGCCCCGAACTGCTGTTACACAATTCGAGGCATTCTTTTTTTTCGTATTTTGTTTAATCCGAGGCTTTGAAGTTGTAGACCGGGCGAATACGCTCCACAATGTCCGCTGTGGGGCCGATTTGTGCGATAATCTCATCCATGCTCTTATACGCCATGGGAGATTCGTCCAATGTATCCGGCACCACACAGGTCGTATAGATGCCTTCCATTTCCGACCGGAAGGTTTCCATAGACAACGTATTGAGCGCAGCTCGCCGGCTCATCAGTCTTCCCGCGCCATGCGGAGCGGAGCAGTTCCACTCTTCATTTCCCTTGCCAATGCAGATCAGGCTTCCGTCACGCATGTTAATGGGGATGAGCAGCTTTTCGCCAGCTTTGGCAGAAACGGAGCCTTTGCGAAGGATCATGGCGTCCGTATCAATATAATTATGGATGGTGGTGAATTCGTCCGTAATCGTGAATCCCATCCCGGACACGATGATGTCCGCCATAGCTTTTCGGTTCAGAACGGCGAAGCGCTGGGTCAACTTCATGTCGTGGATGTAGTCGTCGAACAACTTACCCTCCACATAGGCCAGGTCTTTCGGAATATCCAACACGCGCTCTTTCTTCAGCGCCGTAATGGTCTTCTGAATTTCCTGGAAACGCCCCTCCGCTTTCAACTGGGCAATGGTCTCCTGAATCTGATGACGGGCTCCGCCCCAGAGTGCCCGGCGGCCTTCGTTTTGATAATAGTCGGCCACTTCCGTTCCGAGATGTCGGCTCCCGGAGTGAATCACGAGAAACAGCCGCCCGTCCCCGGCTTGGTCTACCTCAATAAAGTGGTTACCGCCTCCCAAAGAGCCGATGCTGTGAACTGCTCGGTCAAGATTGACCTGGTCGGCACAACGGAGCTGGGTCAAGTCGATTTCCGAATTGAGAGGATGGGGAATATCGCGGATTTCTCGGCCGTAGGGAATCTTCTCCCGAATCAGCGCATCCAGCTTGGCGAAGTCAATCTCGCGTTCGGCCAGTTCCACAGTTTCCATACCACAGCCAATATCCACGCCTACCATACCTGGGACGATCTTGTCCTGAATGGTCATAGTGGTGCCGATGGTACAGCCTTTACCCGCATGGACATCGGGCATAATGCGGATTTTACAGCCTGCAAACTCAGGCCGGTCACAAACAGCTTGAATCTGCTCCCGAGCCGCTCCTTCCAGCTCATTGGTGTAGCAAATAGCAGTGTTGTATTGCCCTTGAATTGTTATCACAGTTTTTCTCCTTTCCTGTGGGCTTAGAACTCTAAAGGCTCATAAATATAATTACTCTTCCACGATCTCGAAGTTCTCAGGAGGGTACAGATAATCTTCATCGCTGTCGTCGACCAGCCTATACCAACCCTTTTCCATGCCAAGAACGGTATAAACTTTATCGTGTGTAAGCATCAGGAACTCGGTTTCGCCTTTCCAGCGTACTTTCATAGCGTTCAAATATCAATCCTCTTCGATGTCTTCCTGGCGAATCTCCTCCGTATCCCAATCAGGACCGGGTAAGTCAATATCGGCCAGATAGGCAACACCTTCCTCCAAGACCTCGACAATGGTTGCTGTCCTTCCGTCCTTCAGGCGGACTTTGTCATACTTTTTAACCATGTGAACTCCTTTTCACCTTCCGGTTCAGACTAATGCTCGTTAAATCATGAGTTAGAACTGCACGTCAACCGAATCGAAAATATCACGAAGGGAGCGTCCATCGAAGAAGTCGTCCGAAAGAAGGTCATCTATGTCTGAATAGTCTTTCCAGGTCTCGCCATACCACATCGCATAGGTGGTATTTGAATCGCTGGTTTCTGGCTCGATGCCACATCGCTTGCCGTTGTACTCAAACTCGGCCGTGGCATACTCATCGCTCAGAATCGCTACAAACTCTTCTAAAGTCATAAAATATCATCATTCTCCTTCCTTAAATCCTCCGGTATCTCTTCCTGAGTGCTACTAATTCGTTTTCCGGTTTCACGATCCCACTCATAATAATGAATGTGCTCGCCATGACTTCCATACGAATGGTGTTTGGGATTACCATGATCGCTCGTGTGTATTTCTGAAACTTTCCATCCGTCACCATCGTAAAATGCGCGTGTTTTCACTTTTCCATCAGAAGAAATGTGATCAACGACACTGTCGGGTTCATCCTGTTTAGTTGGTCCAGCATGTCCTTTGATGGTTTTTGTTACTATTCTACCAGACTTCTTGCTTTTATCAAGCGGATACGGCGGCCCATTACGAACGCCCCACTTCTGACCTTTGACGCCATGATGAGCAAGGACATTAAATCCAAGCCGTCCCCGGAGTTCCCAGAGAATATCTTCCACGGTTTCGCGGGTCTTCGGGTTCAGTTTGATATAGTCCTTATGTTCATCATACCACGAGAAGATCTCGCTCAGATTACCTTCCGCCCAGCTGAAGGCCCACCAGTCGCAGATCATCTCAATAATATAATTGTAAGGCATCTCCAGCAGGACTTCGCCTTCACCGGGGTCATCGTTGATTAGAACCCAGTGCTGCCAGTGATGGGGATTGCGGTGGATGTGCAGGAGCCAGGCTCTTTGGAACGCCTGGACAACAGCATAGGAGCGGTTGCCTCCATAGAAATAAGCGTCATAGGCCTCGTACTCATCCGGCTTTGATTTGGACGCATCATGCTCGAACTCGGTCTGCCAAGCAGCGTCCGGTTTCCCCTCAAAGAGCCAGGGCATGTTGGTCTGAAGCCAGTCAAAACCCTTTTTCACGTTGGCCTTGTGCTTTTGTAAATATAAATCGTATTGGTAACTCACGGGCCGCACCTCAATTCTTGATGCCAAGTTTCAGTTTGGCCTGCTTGAGCGTCAGCCCAACAAAGTCGTTCGGTTTGATGATGGCAGGCGCCTTGGAACGGGAAACGGCTTCCCCATACTCCAGAACACCTTGCGTTCCGTCGTCGTAGAGAAGCCGCAGCCGATCGTTCAAAATATCACGCTGAACCATCCTGATTCGCTTTTGTGCCATATTGCCCTCCTGTGTTTTAAGTGGTGTATGCTGCGGAACGGTCTTTCTTACTCATCCGTACCCTCGTAACAAACAGGTTTATGCGAGTGCAGGTTTACTGGATGCTCCAGACACTCGTCGCAGGGCGGTTCGTTTTCCTCCAGCTTCTCATGCTTGCAGGTTTTGCAGTATTTGTCAAACCGGACAAACAGGTAGTCATCTTGGACGTTCATGACGGCACCTCCTAAATATCATTAGCGCTACGATGCAGGCTCTGCTCCATGCTGAAACCGTCCGGATACCGTGCCCTGAGTTTATCCACATTCATTTGCAAGATGCTCTCCAGGTCGTAGCCAATGGCGTCTGCGCTGACAGCCAGATACCAGGCAATGTCGCCCAGCTCTTTGGCCATGTGCTCCCGGTCGAACTCGTGGCCTTGGAACAGCACTTTCTTCATCAGGTCAATGGCCTCGCCGGCCTCGCCGTTCAGGCCCATAAGCCCTTCCAGAACGCGAATATAAGGGACGGGGTCGGTGGTGATGCGTGACTCCGTGCGCAGCGCAAGCGCCTGGTATTCATTGATGGTCATTGTAGAATGCTCCTTTTCGTGTGTAGTTGCTTGGTCAGTATGCGGGATTCTGGCGGCGAGTTGGTCGATGAGGATCTTTTGGTTGATCGGCTCGACAATTTCATCCAAAACATGCTTTTCATACAGCTCCCGCCAAAATTTTTCCCTTTTCCAGAAGGATAGTTTTCGGATTTCCGCCATCAGGTCGATGCAGACCATTGCCTCTACCATGCCCCACCGTCCGTCACAGGCTGTGAACTCCTTAAAGGTCAAAGTATCAATCCTCCCTCTCTACAAAATAGACGTTGCCGTTGTGCTCCACCTTCTCAAAGCCGTTGGGGAAGGTTGGAGCATTGATTGCATGGGAAATATCAGTGGTATGCCGGCAATCAGGATAGTGACACCGGTCGCCGCATCGCTTACGATCGCAAACATAGAGCTTGTCGCCAGAATTGAGCTTTCGCATTGGAACCCCTCCTATGGCTCGATGATTTTGTGAAAATCAGGCTTTGCTTTTTCCTTGATTTCGGACCACAGAGCCTCGCTGGCCAGTTCATGCGTCCAGACCGGCCTGCCGAGGAGTTTTTCGATGTACTTGTGCACTTCGGAAAAGTCGCACATCAAAATGCCGGTGTAAGCAGAGAGAACAACTTTTTCATGAAGCGTCATCTTTTTGTCCTTTCTCCGGGCGAAGCCGTGAAATATCAATATAGTTTGGACAGTGCAGAGATATGCCCATTTCTTTCGCCATCATTTCATACATGAGCAGGGTGGGTTTCAGCGAGCAAACTTTGATGTGGATGCAGGTCAAGCATCGTATTCCTGGAATGTCCATGCTCAACCCTCCTTGATATCAGCGCTCACTTCCGGAAACTGATGCTCGGTCGGGCCGTATCCCTCTGTCCTAATTTTGACCGTCAGGTTTACTTTGGCGCGATCCACATTGAAGTGGTCTGCAAGTGCCTGGACAATATCTTGTTCGTTTAGTCGAAGTATTTTTTCCATCTGATCGACTCCTTTCAAATATAAAAGAAGAGAGCCCACGTTTCCGTAGGTTCTCCTTTCACTGCTCCGGAGTGGAGCTGCTGTTTTTGTTGCCGTAAAATATGGCCGCGATAAAGGCTTGGGTCAACCGCATAGCCTCTTCCGGGGTTGCTTTCGCCGCCAGGGTGCTCCGATAAAAGAGAAGGGCCGTTTCCGCAATCGACCCAATGGCGCTGATAAACTCTTGTAGCTGCTTTTTATCCATTGGCAGTGCCTCCTAATAATAAGAAAAGACCACCCCCAAAGATGAGGGTGGCCCCGATTTGCGTTTCAACAATAGTTTTTCTCAAAGTCTTCCAGAATATCAATGAACTCTGCCGGCAGATACTCTATTGCTTTCAGTCTAAGGTCGTTCGGGACGCCGTAATAGGCTCCCGCGATCCCGCCGGCAATGGCCGCGATCGTGTCGCTGTCCCCACCGAGGGAGACCGCGATGCGGATGGTATCTTCAAAATTTTCCGACTCCAAAAATGCCTCGATTGCTTGAGGGACAGATCCCTGGCAGCTTGCGTCAAAGCGGTACTTTGGGCGGATCTCGTCGATTGCGAAGTCCAGAATATAATATTGATCTTCGATTCGCTTTTGGATCATGCTTTTTGTCGCGCCATTCAGTGCACCCCAAGTAGCCAAAGCCGCAGCCTCCGCGCCTTTTATCCCCTCTGGATGATCGTGACTGACCTGCGTTACTGCTTTGGCAAGTTGGATACATTCTTTTTCCGTTTTGGCAACATAAGCCACCGGGCTTACCCGCATGGCGGAGCCGTTTCCGTAGCTCCGGTAGGGCCCCGGGTTCTTATGGTGGAGCCAGAGGTAGAATATCTGTCCGTACCCGGCGTTAGGATACTTTTGCCCAATCTCCTGCATACACCGAATAGCATGATTGCTGAGATCAGTATAGTCGCCGTTGCATTCCAGCAGAGCCTTCGCAATGGCAACCGTCATGGCGGTATCATCCGTAAACCCGCATTGGTCCGTGAACAGTTCAAAATCCTTTGACTTGTGGTTATGCCGTTCAAAACGGGAACCGACAATGTCGCCGATAATTGCTCCGAGCATGTACTTTCACCTCTTGTTCAGTAGAATATAGGGATGAGCAAAACTCGTGTTTTATAAAACGCTAACGCAATATATAGAAACTGTGTGCGATTTTCTACACCGTATATTGTGCCTCTCTATAAGCGAAATGGAGTTTTGCTCAACCCTAGTAGAATATAATAAGGTAAGGTCACTTGTCAATTTCCAGGATGTGCGCCGCGATCATGTTGGCAGTATGCGTCCAGAGGATGTTCGGGCACATGTGAACAGCTCTTGTGTAGTCATTCCATTCCTTCTGGTCTACAAAGGCGCCCATGTGATAACGGATGCACAGGATTTCTTCCATGGTAAGGGACAAATGCTGAGAAAGCAGCATCACCGACTTCTCCCCGTGCCCTTTGAGAACCGCATCGGGGTCGTACTCCCACTCGCTTTCATCAACAAGAGGGATCGGGGCACTGCCACCATAGAAAGTCGCGTCAACCGGATGCCGGTATTGATCCTGCTTGCAAATATCATGGAACATGCCGATGATGTAAGGCGATTCCGGGCGTCCCCACAGCAGGCCATTCCGCTTTGTGAGCTCTACCAGAGAGATGGTCACATTCAGACTGTGCTCGAACAGACCGCCCTCGTATGCTCCATGGTATTTGGTGCTGGCCGGGGCCGTAAAGAAGCCGCCTCCTTTCAACCTCTCAACGATGCTCTCCGGAAACAGATGCAGAGCAGGCTCCATGCAACTGCGAAAAGCGAAAACGCGACTTTCAACATCGCTATGGTCTGACGCAAATTTAATTTCGTCATTCATCGTCTTTCTTCTTTTAGAGTTTAATTTCAAGCTGCTCACATTGGATGCAGAATCCTCTGTCCTTCATCGCAAGCAGCTGTCGGGCCTTATTGACTGCCCAGGGGTCATCCAAAGGCAGGTTCATACCAGTCGAGTGGTCGAAGTCTTTGAATTCTTCTGCATAGGGAACCTTGGCGGCGATGTCGGGGTACTTCTTCTGAAGCTCTTCCAGCTCCGTAGCCCATGCCGACCAGGTGCTATCCGAAATGAGGTTATCATCCATTTTGTAATAAATGATGCTGTGAACGAGAATTTGTCTCCGCCTGCGGTTAAGCAGCTCTGCGACGTCTTTCCTGTTCATGACTCTTGGGGTTCACCTCCAACGGCTTTGTGGCCCAACCGACAAACTTGCCCTCATTGAAGTTCTTCTTCTTGGACAGAGCCTTGCTGATGGCGAGGTCAATCCCGGAAAAGCTCTTCAGGTGGTAGTAGTTGAGATCCCGGTAGGGTGTGTTCAGCCGGTCAATCCGTCCGGCCGCCTGCGTGGCAACCTTGTAGGAATACTGCTGCGAGTAGAATATAATGGTGTCCGTGGTAATGCAGTTCCAACCCTCACAGCCGGCGGTGTACTGGACGAGGTACACCCACTTTTTTCCGGTAGGGATTTCCTGGTGCTTGTGACCGTTCCACTCCGCAACCTCCGTACCCTCCGGATACCCGAGTGAACGCAAAATATCCAGCTCATAGTCGTAGCTGTAAAAGATGATGGCCCTGGGATGGTCCTCCATGATTTCCAGTATCGCAACAGACCGGGATTCATCCGAATTGGTCACCCGGCGAAGCGCCATGCAGAGTTCGGCTGCGGTTTCAATGGGCCTGTCCTCCCAGGGATTCCATCGCGTCCGCATGATGTCCTTATACCTGGAAATATCATACGAAACCCGGATGTCCTCATGATGGGATACTGTCTGCCGCTTGAAATCCATGTTGACCAGAATCCTGTCCCGAAGCCGGATTAGCCTTCCGGTATTGCGGTAGCCATCAACCTTCGGGTATTTGGCCCTCCAATCGTAGATCACATGCTGGTCCACAAAGTCGGTCTTGTTGCGGTAGAACCCGTTGGCGATGAAGACCGGAATATAATCCTGCCAGGTATCGCCAGGCGTGGCCGAGAGCAGAAGCCAGTCATTCGACTTTACGATTTTGAGGAACGCCTTGGTCCAGGCGCCATACCCCACCACCCGCTGTTCATCAAAGATAAAGAAGGCATCCTTGATGTCAACGTACTTACCGATGTTGTTCCAGGAGTCGATGACCACTTTGTTTTTGTAGTAGTTGGCCTCCAGAGTGGGGGAGAGCAGGAACGGAGCCAAATCGCCCTGCCATTCACAGGTGTCCCGTTTTCGTGCAGTGGTGATGATGTAGAGGTCTCTGGGATTCTTCATCGGAATATAATCGTCCGTACCCACTTTGCCGCCCTCTTGCACATAGTAATAAGCGAGGCCGGTCCGGGACTTCCCCGAACCAACCCCGCCGCAGAGGATACAGCCGTTTTTCATCCGATTCAGCGCTTCGAGCTGGTAGTCATATAACTGGATGGCCACGGGGCATCACTTATCCTCTTTCTCAAGATACTCGTCCGTCCACTTTGCAATGACATTGTAGTAGTTGCCCTTGTTGCCGAGAGCTTTCTTCGCAATCGCCATAGCAAGCCCCTTCTCCGGATCGAACTCGTCGTAAACGGCTTTGACCACAGTCTTGGTGCCGTCGGCCCAGAAGACGATAGTGACAGGCTCGTTGAACATCACGTCCAGAATCTCCGGGACAAGGGCGCTATCGTCAAACCTCCGCAAGGCCTGAACCATAGCGCGATAAGCTGCCGGCGGCTGATTCATCTCCTGGACAGACTCGTAGTAAATCTTGCTGCGCCCCCGGGGCAGAAAGTTGCTTCCAGCAACGCAGGTTTGACAGACGGGTGCTCTAAGATAATTGTCGCGCACGCAGTCCTTGCATCTTGGCCATTTATTCATGTTGCATCCTCCTTAAACAAATCTATAAACGTCCGAATGGTTCTTCTTGTGTGCCATACATCAGAGAAATACATGGGCGTGAACCAGTAATTTTCCATGCTGTCGCCAGGGGTCATTGGCTTCGTAAGGGCGTTTCCGACCTTGATATAGCCAGCGACCCCGAGCAGGGAGATCTGAATATAACACATCAGTGCCACCAGTTCCTCGATGTCCTGTCCGATGATCAGAATGTGGTTCTGAAAGTTCAGGCCCGCATCTTCCAATTTGCGTCGGGCGGAATTGATTGCGGCAATTAGATTTGCTCCTGCTCCACAGCAGCAGTCATTGATGGAAACATAGCCCTGCTTGTCAATCTGCTCAACAAGGTCGTCCATCGTGATGTCCGCCATCAGTTGGCACACGTGGTATGGCGTAAATATCTGTTTCAGCTCCTCATAGTCGAGGTGCAGATCCATAAACATCTCGCCGAGAAAGTCCTGTTCCGGGTTTTCATCCAGAGCCAGGACCACAGCGGCATAGAGTTTGGGGAAAATATGCTGCTGAGATTCTTCGTATTTGTTGATGATTTCCAGATACCGTTTCTCCCGCTCATCATAATGGGCTTTATCCACGGTATTGGACATTGCGCAGGCCACCATGACGATGAAATCCCTCCAAATATCAATCGGGCGACATTTTGGAGAAAGCAGCTGCTGAAAATTGGAGCGAAACTCGTGATAATACTCGCTCTTTCGCGTCGACGGCCTGGCTGGAATGTACTCTTTCCGGACGGGACGAGCCGATTCCAGCATCTGTGTGATGGGTGTTCTTTCTTGCCCAATCGCTTTGGGCGGAACAGCCATGGGAGGTTTCCACGGTTCCTCCATGGACTTCGGTTTTGCCCGTGTTCTCGGTTTCTGCTGGGGAGGCGTGGAAGGGTTCTTCGTTTTCTTCTTCCGGGAATTTTTCCAGAATGGCTTCATTCCACACCCTCCTTAAATATCATGCGGCAATTTACCTCATTTGCCATGGTTTTTCTCCTTTCAAAAATAGGAGAGGGCGCCGGCTATCTCCTTATTCACCGACGCCCCCACATTGGTCTTACTCCTCCGGATACTCGTCGCCGGCGTACTTCTCGGCGAACTCATCCTCTTCGATGACCACGTACAGCGAACGCAGGTAGGCCTTAACGCCGCTCTTCTCGTTCTTGGTGCCCTCCTGAATCACCCAGTTGTAGGGGCGGATGGTCAGGTCCACATTGCGGATCTCCGCGAAGTCGAGGGTGTCGATGGACTCCTCATCCAGCTTTACCTTCTTGCGCTTGGTAATCATGTAGACCGTGGGCGGAATGTTCTCAAAGCTGACCGCCACCTGAATATAATAGCGGGGCTCCTCGCCGTCCTCACGGGGCGGACGAACACGGACATTCCAGCCGTCATCGATCAGCTTCTGGGCGTCTGCGGCATCTTCGATGTAGACGCAGAAGTTCCGCTGTCCGGCGCGGTTGTACTTGCTCTCTCTGCCGGAGAAGTTCCGGAAGAGCAGGCGGGCGTTCTCGATCACAAGGTTCTCATTCACTCTGGGATTAGCCATAATAAAACTCTCCTTTATTTATCGTTGATTTGGGAAAGGTGTTCGCAGATAATCGTGCCCCTGCGGAGCAATGCGACTTCCTCTTCCAGCTTCTTGACGCGGTTCAGTAGACGGCCCTCATAAACCATGGCTATGAAAGCCAGCAAAACCGCCAACACGACATTGACGCCGCATAGGAAGAACCGCTTGGTGGCGGCGCAAATGAACGCAGCCAGAACGTCGAACCAGAATATAATCAGCACGATGCTCATCGTCTTCACCTCACATCAAAGGCGGTAGCGTCATCGCCATAGGGCTCCCCGGGGCCGAACCAGGGTGGCGTGTCATCGTCCGCTTTCACATAGGGGTCGTCGGATACGAACCACTCGAAGTCTCCGTATTGGGAAATATCCGCAACGGCGGCGTCCACCATGGCATCGTAGTACCCCCGGTCGATGCCGTCTTCCTTACCCAGATGCTTGACCATCTCGGACTCCAGCCAACGGTAGCCCTTGGCCCCGCCAGCAGAGGCATAGCTCTTTTCGCCGGTCTTTTTGTCCACGACCTCCCGCAGCAGCAGACCGCCGTTGCAGCCGGGTTTCATAGGACAAAAGGAGCCAACCTTGCCGATGAAAATATAATTGTGGCCCGGTTCGATTTTGGCTTTCAGATCCGCAACGACCTCGTCATAATCCATGGGGTACTGTCCCTCTTTGTCCGGCCATTTTTTCCGCAGTGTTTCAAGCTCTTTCTCATACTCGGATACATCCGGCAGGGTCTCGTTCGTATCCAGGTACAGCGCGGTGGTGACCGACTTGGTCTCGCACATATCCTCGAACACGATCTCTTCCCTGGAGAACAGCTTCTTGAACACGTAGGGGATCTGGAACTGGGTGCCGGTGGCGTTCCATTCGCCGGGGTGTTTCCGAATATCACCGGGCACATAGCCGTAAGCCAGCTGGCATTTCTCCGCCGTGGCGTACTTGGCGATGTAAACGGCGTTGTTCACCAGGCACATCCGGTCGTAGGTAGCCTCGTGCTCAAAGGTATAGCCGTACTTCTCACCGTACTTCATCACAAAGTCGATGATGGCCGGCGTTGCGTCCGGGATTTTAATGGAGTCCGTCTTGATGTGGGCAACAGTAAAGCCCCGTTTCTGGACCTCGTGCTTGAGGTTGACCATAAACAGGGCTCCGCGCTTGGCGACGATATTGTCTTTGTTCCGGTTGTCCCGGAAGGGATTCTCGAAGTTGGCCGAGGTCAGGCCATAGACCGAGTTGATGGCGATTTTCAGTGCCTGGGCCAGAGCGTCCGCCGAACCCTCATCCGTCAGATACTTGGCCAGTGCGCCGTTCAGCATCTTCCGGGCCTTCTCAAAGTTCTTGTGTTTGATCTCCACACGGGCGTCCTTGATCTCCTGGAACCGCTTGGTGTACTCGGGGCCGAACAGCTCCTCCGCGATGATGCTGGAGGGGTGCATGGAGGCAATGTCCAGCAGGGCGATGTCGCCGTACATACCCGGCTCGGCATAGACGTAGCCGCCCTCGCCCACCTCCTCACCGCGATAGAGGGACTTCCCGCCCTCGAATTTGTATCCGGGGAAGATGGGGCGTCCCTTTTTGTCAAAGGCGGTGAACTCGTCGAACTCGGGTTCTCCCATGGTAAAGGGCAGGTCCCGGTTTGGATCATGGATCTGCGTCGTGTCGCCCATGTTTCGATAATTAAACTGGTCCTGGGGGCGCTTGTTGCCGCCAAATATAATTCTGGTGGTGAGGGAGTTGGTGGTGTCATTCACCGTCATCCCGGCCACGTCCGCCAGGATCTCCCGGGCCACAAAGTCGGCTTTCCGGGCATTAAAGACGGCCTCGGTAGCAATGACATCGTTGTCGCAGTATTCCGCGACCTTCTGCCACATCTCCTCCGGAACCGGCCGGTCCCAGGGAAGACCCAGCTCCTGGTGATGAAGACCCAGCTCGATCTCCCATTTCTTCAGGCTCTGCTTGACCGAGCAGAAGTCATACACGTCCGTATAAGAGACGTTGTAGGCCTCCCCAAAGAAGCAGTTGGCGCTTCGGGCCTTCTTCTCGCTGTTGATGATCTTCTGGGACAGGTTGTAGAGCTGCTCGTTGGTGTAACCCATCAGCCGGGCGTACAAAATATGATTGTCGTACCGGCGGCAGTTGAACCCCACCAAACGGAACTTCATCAGCTCCTCGATCTCCGTGGGCTTGGGGTTGATCATCCGGACCACGGTTTGACCGGGGCCTTCGATCTTCCAGTTCACCAGGAACAGATTGGGGAATACCTCTACATCATAAAAGACCAGCTTGGCCTCGTCGTTTTTCACCCCCTGCCCGTCCTCGGCGGATTTGAAGGGCATCTTATTCACCAGCTTGATGCAGTATTCCGCCTGGTTGGTGCTGTTGGCGGCGAAGGCCAGGACCGCGTTGCGCATATCGGTGACGTCGTAGGGCATACCGCTCTCATAGGCGTCCGTCAGAATCTTGTGGATAAAGTCGATAGAGGGCTTAGTAGCCGGATGGATTTCCTTATTGAGGTTTCGCTTGATCTGAACTCTAAGCCCTTTTTCGCTTTGAATGACTTTGGAATTTACCACATTGTTTTCTCCTTTCAACGGTAATCCAGAGCTTATCGTAGCGATAGGCAGGTTGTTGCATTTGGAGAGCTTGCGGCGCAGGGAGCTGTTGCCGGTAAAGACCTTGACCTCGATGTGGTCGTCGTAAATCCGGCTGAGCCGCGCCGGGTCTCCGGAATAAATATAATGCAGGTGGATGCCGCAGCCACTCTTGCTTACCTCCGCATAAGTGGCCGGCCACTTGCTCGCCTCGGCCAGATTCCGCTCAAAGGACTTCTGGCCCTGCTCGTCCGGAATATCAAAGTCGATGACGATGTGGTTTTCCGGGAGCTTGACGTAGTGCAGCTTGCTGGTGTCCAGGGCGGACAGCTTTGTCCGGACACGCTCCCATTTGTTACGGGGCGTGCCTTCTCCGCCTGCATACTGGGCGGGACAGTCGGCGCAGTCCTTGTCAAATGCCGAAGCCTGCCCATCCACAAAGTCGATGGTGGGGTGAGGGGGCGACACAGGTTTGTCCTCCGGCGCCTGTTCCTCAAATTTTTCCGTCCGAAACCCGCTGTAATAGTTCCGAACGCGGGACCCGTCCCCCATGCTGAACCGCTCCTCGTAACACCGGAAGTAGTTCTTCAGCTCCTCCTTAAATATCATGCGGGAGACGGGGTAGGGCACCTTGGCGTCCTCGCAGTAGACCTTATACATCTCCCAGGCCGACTTCAGGGACACGCCATCGTCCCGTTTGAACACATGATAGGAGTCCACGATGAAGTTATAAAAGTCATTGGAGGCCCCCATCATGGCGATGGGAATATAATCGTTGTAGTAGTCCGGGTCCTCCAGATAGACCTCCTGACAGTGATAGGCAATGCCGCCCAGCTCAAAGGGGATTTGCCGGGTCAGCCTCCGGTACTCGTCCGGCGGAACCTTGTCCCCGGTGGGCGTCACGTCGATCAGCCTTCGGATGACGCCGGATTTCGCGTCCGTAATCTTGACCGGCTTGTTGGTTCCCATGATGAGGAAGGTCTTAAAGCGGTTGGAGTAGGCGGAGCGGAACTTTTCGTTGACAGTCATCATCTCGTGGGACACCAGCGAATTGATGCGGGTGTTGTCCTCGATGCGGGAGAGGTCGCCGTCATGCTGAATGGCCACCAGCGGATTGGCGCGGAAGGCCTCCAGAGCAAAGGCGTTGCTGGAGGAGCCCAGGTCCTTGGCGCTGAAGCTGGTGTGGTATCCCTCGAAGAGCTGCATGATCACATTGATGATGGTGCTCTTTCCGGTGCCCACCGCCCCGTAGAAGACCAGAAACTTTTGCAGCTTCTTGGACTCCCCGGTAACGATGGCCCCGATGCACCACTCGATCTTGTGCCGCTCCTCGGGAGAATATAATGTGGAGACCAGACGCTCCCACGCCGGCGTCTTCCCCGGCTCCAGGGGGTAGGGGAGGGACTTGCTGGCGTAGTCGCGCTTGGTCACTTTCGTGTTGGAGAATATCAGCTTTTCATCGAGCATATGGAACTGGTCTTTCATCTGCTTCTGGCAATACTTGTGCCAGGTATCGATCATGCCAGTTTCCGCGTCCCACATATGGAGGACGCGAATGTTGCCGTCAAAGCGCGTGCGGTTTTCTTCTGCGTATCGGTCCAGCTCACGGTCGATCAAGTCGACCGCGTCCTGTTCATCAGTCGACCACATACCCCGTTCGTCAATCCAGATTGCATAGAAGTCGCCGCCTCTGATCATGAGGTCGCTACTTTTCTTGATGATAAACTTGGGATAGATCTCGATGATGCCGCGTTTCCCGCTGCGCGTTGAAATCATCAAGAAGTCCAGCATCGGGTCACTTACTCTCCTTTATCATACTCCAGCTTTTTCACACGGACCGAAAGCTGGTAGACCTGTTCCTCCCGCTTCCGGTTCTCCGCCGCCAGGGCGTAAACGCCCACAACTGCGGCAACGGCGAGCACGGTCAACATGCTGCTTTTACGGCTCAGCTTGGCCACCCGCTTCTCAAAGGCCTGGAAGTTGTGGTTTACCAGGGCCGTCAAGTCCTCCAGCGTGCAGATATCCACGAATTTTCCCTTTTTACTCATGCTAAATGCCTCCCTCCCTGATGATTTCGCGCAGGTAATAGTTCATCTGATACCAGATTTCCGTGTTCCGCATGTCGCGGCCGTTGTCCACGGTAAAGAGCCCGCCTTCGCCGTTGCGTCCGTACCCGCGTTCCAGGAACCGCTCCAGCGTCTGATCAACAAAATATCGGTCAAACTTCCGGTCGTCCATGGAGCCGAGCCCCAGGCTCACCAGCATACTCCAGAACCACTGCCCCGTCCGGTCTCCGGCGTCGGGGTCGTCCATGATGTGCTCCTCGCAGCGGATGGCGAGGGCGATCATCATTTCCAGAATGCTGCACGGGCGGTCGTCCAGGCAGGACGCGACCATGGCGTCAGAATATAATTGCTCGCGACCGAACCGATATCTAAGGTCGATGCCGTCTTCGGCCCGGTTGCCGTCCATCGGAATCGTATAGGTGAATTCCGTATCGTAAAGCCGCGCAAACAGCTTACGATAGGACTTGTTAGAATATCGGTCGTCGACCACGAGCTGATACATCCAGTCAAAATACTGGTCAATCAGTTCATCCCGGGTCAAGCGTCAGACCTCCCTTTCAAATTTTCGGAGGAAGGGTGGATCGGAACTCCGCGTAGCTGCGCAGGTCCCGCAGGATCTCGTAGTCGCACCGCTTGGGGTCGCTCCGGACAAAGACGGAATCCTCCTCGTACTCCCCGAAGTGGTTCAGAGCGTCCCCAACAATATCCTTCGGCTCGTCGATGATGACCCCGTTCTCATCGGAAAGGATGCCGTCGTCAAAATAGGTCAGGCTGATCTGGGTGTAGCCATCCATCTCCCCAAATTCCCCCGGGGAGATGACATAGGGGGCCTCCACCTCATGCTCCGGCTTCGGGGGCACCGAGGTGCGGGAATATCCAACCCGGCTGACCATCTTGGCGTAGTCGTTGATGTCGCCCTTCTCCTGGTTCTTGTTGGCCGCCAAAACCGTTTTGGGCGCCTCCTCCGGCTCGTCCTCTTTGGCCAGATGCTCCTTCAGAGCGGCGATCTCCTCCTTCAGCTGCTGCTCCCTGGCATAAAAGGCCTGCTTGGCGGAGTCAATCTCCTGCTCGGAAAGCTCGTCGTACCGCGTCTTGGCGACATACCATGCGGAAACGCCCCCCAGTGCGGCGCCTGCGAGAAAGGCCAGCGCTGTGCCAAGTTTACTCATTGTAGTCCTCCTCTTCGTCTTTAGTGCTCATGACGGTAATGGCAAGGCCCCCGAACAGCAGCGCTGCGCTGATCAGGAGCCCGCCGGTGATGTGGCGTTTTCTTCTGGTGTTGACCGCGTAGTCCAGCATGGACACCAGATTTGCAAATCCCTCCATACCGCTTACCTCCTGGACAAAATGGTGACGCCGCCGACCAGGCAGAGGCCCGATACGGTGGCCAGGGCGTAGGACAGCAGGGCTTTGATGCAGGTTTTCATAATGCGCGCCTCCTTTACTCATAACTGGAAAAATAATGCGCCCCCACCTGGAACAGGGGGACGCCGTAGGAATGATAGTGGCCAGTCCGGAAGAAGACCACCTCGCTGTTCGTGCGGTTCTCCAGCTCCTCCCGGACCAGCTGAACCAGCTCTTCCTTCACATAGCAGCGCTCGATACGCTCTCCATACATGCCGGCAAACTGGTTCTTCTGATAAATCACGTCGTGGACATTGCCGGGAAACCGGGGGTCGTCCACCCGGTTCAAAATGGTGTCGATAACCAGCCGCTGGCCCTCCTCCGGCTCGCCTTCCGCCTCCGCCATCACGCAGAGGGCGATCAGGTCGATCTCCTCCTGGGTCAGCGTGACGGCGTTGGGCTCTTCCATCGGTTCCTCCGGCTGGACGACAGGGGCCTTGGAGACCACAGGCTGAGGAATATCAGCCCGTTTCTCCGTCAGGTTGACCTGTTCCGCAACCGCATGGACCGGGGTGGCAACCGGCTCCAAAGCGGCGGCAGGCTCATACTCCACACAGAAGGACGCTCCGGTGAGCATTACGGCTGCAAGCAGCAGGGTCGCCAAAAATTTCTTCATGGCTCAGCCCTCACAGCGTCTGGTGGGTGGCCAGCGCGTCGGTGATGTCGCCCACCACGTTGAAGTCCAGGATAAAGGACCGCTCGTAGCCGTTCACGAAGTCCACCGCCTTCTCGCGGCACACCTCGAACATGCCGAAGTCCACAAAGTTGTCCCCCATGGGCTCTCTGGGGTCATAGATCCAGCCCACCACGGCGCCGGCCTTGGTCAGGCGGAAGCCCAGCATCTCATAGACCTCGTTGAGGAACAGGTGGCCGCGGGACTTGAGCCGGTCGTTGGCCTGGGCCTGAAGGGCCAGCAGGTAAAATTTGTTCTGCTCGGCATCCTTCATGTAGGCGGGGTGGCCCTCGTCAAAGATACGGGCATAGGGGCTGTACTTGGAGGGGTCCCAGCCCTCGGCGGCTACGTCCACCGTCTCCTTGACCTTCTTCTCCTTACCATTCTCGTCCACCACCGTGGTCTCGATCTCCTTGGCCTTGATATTGTAGCGCAGCTCCTTCTCCACCTGCTCGCCGAACCGCTCCAGCACACGGCCGCGGTAATCCTTAAAGTGTTTGTCCAGGGTGGCATAGGCCGCCGCCAGCGCCATGTTGCGCTTTCTCATGAGCTTGTGGCTGGTGAGGATGCAGGTGATGGACGCCGCGCCCAGCAGAACGGCGGGGGCATACAGCCTGATGTACTGGAAGCCGGTGTGGGCGTAGACCTGCATACGGTCGCCGCGGGCGTCCTCCTTGGTGTAGGTCTCTCCGGCCTGGGTAACGCCGGAATCCTCGGCGCTCTGAATCCGTTCGACGTCGTCCTGGGTCTTCTCTGCCACCTTGAGGGCCTTGGGAGTGGCTTGGCAGGCCATGACGGCGCTCACCACCACGCCGACCACGCCGGCGGCAACCAGGATTTCAGGGCTCTTCTTCTGAAGCTGGAACCCCACCTTGTTGAAGGTCAGGCTCACAGATTTCATGATTTCATTGGTTTTCATCGTCAAATATCCTCCTTAGAAAATGATCTCGCAATAGATTTATAGATTTTCCCCACGTTCTGGAGATTTCCGTTGAACTCCTCCAGCAGGTCGTCCAGCTTGTCGTCGAATTTCTCGGCGATCTGCTCCTTGGCCTTCTGCACGACCTCCTTCTTGAGCTTGCTCTCGTCGATCCGGGCGACGTTCTTGGCGATCTGGTCTGCCACACCGTCCGAAATCGCGTCATACTGGGCCTTTACCGCCGTGCCCACCCGGCTCTCGATCTCCCGCTTCGCGTCGGCCACGACCTCCTCCGTGGCCCGCTTGACCGCAGAATAGGACTCCCGCTCTACGGCCTTCTGAACCGCCTGGTCGATGACCTTTGCGGGAATATCGATTTCGGTGTTGTTGGCCAGGTTGTCGATGCTGGTGTCCAGCCGGTCGCACATCACCTTCATTTTGGAGTGGACGCCGATGGCGTAGCCCACGCCCACAAGCCCCAAAATGCAGATGCCGACGCCTACAAATGAATCCGCGTTAATCCGCATGGCGCTCCTCCTCATGCTCTCTCATGTACTCGTAATACTCGGTGTCCGTGGCGAACAGCATCCACCGGCCGCATACCAGACCCTTGTAGCCGCTGGAGGTCAAATATCCATACATGGCTGTGGCCTCCTTTTAGTTGATCTGAACCGTCCTCGGAAGCTGCAAGGTGTAGCCTTCCCGGGTCCGGATGACCTTTGCCGACTGAATATCCGTCCAGCCATAGCGGTTGGCCGTGTAATTGCGGCAGGTGATGCCCGCCAGGTCGTAGAGGTCGGCCACTGACGCGATGCCGTAGTTGGCGATGGCCGATTCCAGCTGATCCAGCACCAGCTCGGCGTCCCCGCGGGTCTCAAATATAATGTCGTCATATTCAAAGCCCGCGGCAGCTCTGGGCCGTCCGTACTCTCTGCGGTCATCCCGCCTGTCGTCCCAGTAGGTGAGCCGGGAGCGTCCGTCCCGCTTGCTCCTGCTTCCGCCGATGCGCCCGGAGTCGCCGAAGAGCACAATGCTGATCACGTCGGCGATGGCGTTCTTGATGCCGGGGATAATCACGTCCATCATGATATAGGACTTGACGTTCTCCCCGTCCTCCGGGACAAAGATGTTGACGAATTTCCGGGCCTCACTCTTCTTCCGGGTCTTGGCCGCTCCGGTCACCACCTTTTCCAGCTTCTTTTCCGCTTTTCCCGGTGCGGTAGAATCCGTTCTCTCCCTTGCGCTGTGGGAGTTGTTGGGATACTCTGCCATTACGGTTCCTCCTTGTAAGTGATGGGCTTGGGCTGGGGGAGTGTGATGATATAGCCGTCGTCCGTCTGGACGATCTCCGCCCCGTCCACGGAGGTCCAGCCAATTCTTGTCATCTCGTATTTGAAATCGTGGGTGCCGGCCAGCTCATACAAATCCGCCGCCGTTGCGTTGCCGTAGGTGCTGATGAGGGTCTTGAGCCCGTCCAGCACCTGCTCGGCGTCCTCCCCGGTCCCAAAGATGGGCTCTTCGTACTTCACACGGTCGTACCTGTTTTCCACGGCATACCGGATCGCTCTCCGTGTCGCCAGGCTCCCCAGCGCCATACCGCCCAATAACAACAGGGTGTTCTTCAAAATACCTCTCATGATGCAATTTTCTCCTTTCAAAAGCAAAAAAGGGAAAGCACCTGAAACAGGTACTCTCCCCCGGCGAACCTCTCTTCTGCTTACTTTTCAGAGTTCCCCTCGTCGGAATCCTCCGCAGTCTCTTCGACATCGGTGTACTCGACGTCTACCGCGTCGGTCCCGGCCTTTCTGGCAGCCTTCCGCTCGGCCAGCTTGGCGCCCGCAAACCCCCAGAGCTTCTTCGCCCCGCCAATCACGGCGTAAGCCAGGAAGCCTCCGACGATTCCTGCGACCAGCGCGCCAGCGTTTCCGCTGTCAACGGCCTCATCGACCTCCACGCTCTCGTCCATAACCTCGTTCTCCATCACTCTTGTGTTCATCTCTTCCATGTCAAGTTCCTCCTTGTAAAGTTAGGTTCATTGGATGGTTCTCCATAATAGGAGATGCAATTTCTGCGGATGTCACCAGCCCAGATAGACCGGCGGGACCCGGTGCCCCAGCACCAGATAAGGGACGCCGTCCACCAGCTGGGAGCTGAAGTCCAGCTCGATGTAGCCCTTGTCGATGTCCCACCCCATGGTCTCTCCGATAGAGTCGTCGCAGGGCTCCAGGCCAATCTCCATCAGAAACTCATTGACGGTGATCTTCACCTCGTCCCGCATCCGCTTGTTCAGCGTGTTTTCCGCCCGGCGGAGGCTCTCGATGTCCGACTTGAAGCAGGTGTTGGTCAGCGGGTCGAAGCAGGGGGTCTCGCCCCGTCCGGTGGAAATGAATTCCCGCTCTTTGACATTGGCCTTCTCCAGCTTGTCCTTGGCCACCGCGTCCCGGATGGCCTGCTCCTTCTTCACGCCGACCACCTCAACCGCCTTGTCCCGGTACTCCTTCAACGCGGTCTCCGAAATGGTGTAGGCTGTGACCAGGGCCGCGTTGCGCCGTGCGCTGATGGAACTGGCCCCGATGATGCAGGCCGCGGAGCATACGCCGGTGACGACCGGGGGAATATAACATTTCCAGGTGGTCTTGACGATCTCGCCGGTGGTCAGGCGCTTTCCGTCCCGGATTTCCTTTTCGTCCACCATCCGCAGGGCCTTGGGGGTGGCCTTGACCGCCATCACAGCGGCGGCGGTCATCCCGGCGATGCCGATGCCCGTCAAAATCTCCGGGCTGTGCTTTTTCACGGTTTTCTGCAACGCTTTCAGGGCGTTTGAAATTGCTTGTTTGTTCAAGACGCCATCTCCTCTCATAAATATCAATGTTTTCATCGCTCCAGCTTCTCGATCTCATCGAGGAATCCCCTCACGGTTTCGGCCGCGATCCGAAAGATCCGGTGCTGCTGGTCCGTGACGCAGGTCTCGGCGTATAGCCCCAGCTTCGCGGCGAAACGCTCTGCCGTCTCAGAGGCCAGTGTCCACGGGTGGTCCCAGACCTGTTGCAGCAGGTCCTCCACCGCCCAGCGGGAAAAGCTGACTTCCTCCGCCTCGTGCCTGGGCCAGTCGGACCTTGGCGGCTCCTCAAAGCCGTTCAGGACCTCCATGAGAAAGAGGATCGCCTGTTCGTTCATGGACAGCGGCTCCTGCAAAAGCAAAGAGCCCCGGTCAGGGCTCCTCGCTTTCCTTTTCTCCATGTTCACGGGCGGCCAGTGCTTCATTTACCTTCTCCTCGATAATCGCGTCCTGCTCCCTTCCGTCAGCCCAGGCGGACAGCAGTGTGCCGATCCCGCCCAGGGCCATACCTACAAAGGACAATACCTTAAATATCGTTTTCGAGTCCATAAAGTCAAACCTCCTGTTAAATATAGATTCTCCATAATAGGAGATGCAATTTCTGCGGAGCCCTCAGAGCTCCATGTCCTCGTATTCACGCTCGCTTACCGGCGGGAAGGGTGCGTCGATGATGTAGCACTCCACCTCGCCGTTGAGCCCGTCGTCTACCACGGTCTTTTGGTGGTCAAAGTCCACCCAGTAGAGCTCGTCCGAAACCATCCAGCCCACCTCGTCCCCGCCGGGTACCGGCTCGATGCCCAGGAACTCGTAAAACTGGTTCAGGGTAATGAATCCTCCGCCCAGGGCAAAGTTCCGGTTGAGGTGGTATTCGGCCTGGAGCACCTGGCTGATGGTGGCCTGAAAATACCGCTCCGAGATGGCGTCGTAGAATAGCCGCTCTTCCTCGCCGGCGTCCTCAAAGTCCAGAGAGGACGACCCGATCAGGGTGCCCGCGTAGATGAGCTGCTTTTTGCTCTTTTCGGCAGCCAAGGCTTCCATGATCCTCCGGTGGGCGTCTATGCCGTGGAGCTCCTTGACCTTGCGCTGGTAATCGTTGTAGGACCGGCTGACCAGGGCGTAGGCGCTGACCAGAGCCGCCTGCTGACGCCGGTTGAGGGCATTTGCTCCGAAAATACACCCGATTACAGCGATTCCCGTGGCCGCCGCCGGTACATAGCATTGCCAGCAGGCTCCTATCGTCTCCATTCGGGTCAAATTTCCGCCATTTTCCGCCTTTTTGACCGCTTTTGCCGTCTCAATGCGCTTGAGGGCCTTGGGCGTGGCCCTGACCGCCAGAGCCGCCGTGGCCACCACCCCCGCCGCGCTGACAACGGTCAATATCGTCGGCGCCGCCTTCCCGGCTCTGTGGAGCAGGGTCGTTTTTGCATTCACGTCCGTATCCTCCTTAAATATAATCAAAGATGTGGTGCTTCCGGCAGATCTCGCAGAACTCCTCCTGCAAAGCCCGGCGCACCTCCACAACAACCGGGACTGCGGGCGGCTCCGGCGTCTGAATGGAATGACCCAGCTCCTGTTCCACGAAATCCACTACCTTTCCGGCCGTACCCTCCAGAACATAGCCGGTATAAGCGGTAATGACCAGCTTTTCCCGCTCTGTCAGCTTGGGCTTGCGGCGGAACCGGCGGTATTTCTTGAGAAGCTCCTGAATACCGAAGTCCTCAGCGGCCTTCTTCCAGTCCAAATGGCGCTTGTCCGCATCGAGCACCACCATGCCGTACTGGATGGCCCGTACCACCTCCTCCACGCTGGCTCCGTACCAGCACATATCTCCGATCAGATTGGTGGTCTTGCCCAGCTCAATCTTGTGCTGGTTGGGGTGCTTGAAGACCGGCATTACCTGGCCGGGAATGGCGTACTGGCTCTTGTAGTCAAACTTCTGGAGCTCCTCAAAAGCCTCGTCGGTCAGGAAGGGGCGGACGCCGCGCTCGCTCAGAATATCAAGATAGGTCTTAGCCATGATGTTTTCTCCTTTCGAGTGTTAAATCTGAATCACTGCGTCGGGATTGAGGACCACAATGGAGTCACAGTCCCACCCATACCAGCAGAGTTCAACGGCGTCAATTCCTCGCCGCAGACATTCCACAAAGTCAATTTCCTCCCACATGCCGGGCGGAACGTCTCTCACCATCGGAAGCTGTCGCAGATCGTTCAAATTATGAATGACCGCTACTTTTTCCGGATTTCGCATGATAAACTGAAATGAGGGTTCTGCGGCGCAATCCCGAAAGGAATTCTCCTCGCACCATTTGGCCCAGCCGTAGGACGCACGTTTTCTCGATGCCCATAGACCTCCGTAGGGCTTTACCCAGGAGTATTTCGTGTTTACCACCGGAAACCCATGGCTCGGGTCGAAGGCGTCCGCGCCATAATGAATGTAAACTTCTCCAGTCATTGTTTCTCCTTTTCCGTTTAGTCAAAATATAATCCGTCCAGGATGGACTGGGCCGCGTCCCTGGAGATAGAAAAGACGAACCGTGGGTCGTCCTCTTTTGCTGTGGCAGACATCCTCTCCACAAATCTCGCTACTACGGCGGTGGGAGAGTCTCCTTCATGCCTGCCAATCTCCTGGAGCAGCTGTTGCAGGGTAAATTTCTGAATGCTGAGCTCCTCGAAATACTGGTCGTTGGGTGGAGCAAGCCGCATGTTGTGCTCGATGTCGCCGATGAGGTCCTGGATGAAATCTCCCATGACCCCGTCGGGGTATCCAATTTCCGCTTTCATGGCGTCAGGGTTCGTAGGGGACCTGCTCCACGTCCCCGCCGGGAACGGTCACCGACCGCATCAGCCGCCCGGTCACCTCGTCAAAGTAGATGGTGTCCGCCATGTGGTCCCAGTCCTCGAACTGCTCCGAGATATTTTTGCCACGGGACCGCCGCAGGGCAATCAGCTCCTCGGCAATGACCCGCCGCCACGCCCTGGCAACCGGCTTCCGACTCTGGGCGAGGACGTTGTAGAGTCCGCTCTCGGTGAGGAACGTCACCCGCCGGTGTTGACCCGCCACTTCCGATGACAGCACCAGCCTCTCGTCCTCTTCGCAAAGGTTGGTCAGGTTCCAAATATTGTTCGGCCCATAGTCCATCAGCTCGGCGACGTCCCCCGCCTTGAACAGGGGCTCGTCCAAATCCCGATACACCGGGAGGGTACAGGTCTTGAACTTGATTTCGCCCACAATTTTAACTTCCATTTTATAGTCCTCCTTCTACAAGATAATCCGGGATTTTGATGAAGAAACCGTCCTTGCCTTTTCTTAATTGCAGAACAGAATACTCATTATCGAAGAGTTCTGCGATTTCTTTATTGTCCACATCCTGTAAATCACAGTTTTCGATGTAAAATAAACGGTTCGCTCTCACAGAATCAAAACGATATAAATGATTCACAAGGTCGCTTTCCAGTTTCTTATAAAGGTCTTGAAAGTTGATCTCCTCGTGAATGTAGAGGATGATGCCCTGGTAATTCAGTTCCTCACAAAAATCATGAATGTAATGTTTCCCCATCATTTTCTCCTTTCAAATATTGCTCCGTTTGTATTCTTTTGCCCGGTCCCGCAGCTGTTGGAACAGAATATCCGTGAGACCCATCGCAAATTCATTGATTTTCGCCTGCTCCCCGTCTGGCAGAGAGGCAATGCTCGACACGTTATAGGTGGCGAATATGGCCCGCTTTACAATATCCCAGCCCGTCTCTCCGGAAATCCGGTTTGGAAACACAAAGGCGCGGTCCTTGGGATGATGATACGAGCGGTTGAACTCCCTTGCCAATTTGAGAAAGTGCTGATGCGCCGGCCGCAGGAAATCCTTCTGTTTGCACTTTTTGCAGTCCGGACCGGCGTCCGTGAATCCGTTCAGTTCGTATCCGCACGACCGAACCAGCTTCGCAATGTCGTCCAGGGTCTTTTTCCCCGCGCCCCTCGCCTTTGCAATGTCGTCGCGGGTCAAATTCAAAATATCCCCTAACGTGCGAAGACCGAGACGATGCACCAGAACATTGTAGGCGCGTACTGAGAACACATCGTCTTCGAGGTGCTCTCTCCAAAGAATTTCAAGCTCCGTGTCCAGCGGTCGTTTCTCCATGGTAAACTCCTTTCCAAACTTGTTTTTTCTCCATACAAAAGCGAAAGAGAAAGTGCCGGACTCGAACCGGCGGCCTCAGGCATTTCAGCCTGCGCTCTACCACTGAGCTAACTTCCTCTCCATAATAGAAATTGCAAAATCTGCGAAAACCTAAAAGAGGCAGGTGGGTTTCCGTCTTGCGTTGCCTACTACCACCCTCGCTTCGTAGCTCGCTGTATGCCTCTCCACAATAGAACCTGCGGAATCTGCGGAAGAAAGACAAAAGCCCCTGTTATGGGGCCTCTGCCTCAGAGCCCGATGCTCTTCAATAATTTGTCAAGCTCTTCCTTTGTGAGCTCCAGATCGACGTCCAGATGTACGTGTGTCTTTTCATCAACCACCGTTGTCCGCAGCCGGTTGAGCCGAATATCCATATCGTAGCCCAGCTTCTTACGCACAACGGTCCTTGCGATTTTTGATACAAGTCCTGTTGTAAATTTCGATTCCAGTCTCATTTCGTCCATGCCCCTTTACCTCCTTTTACGAGCATCGTTCTCCGTAATAGGAGCTGCGAAATAAGCGCAAAAATAAAAGGAAAAGCCCTTGTCTGGGCCGTTCCCTTTAATAAATCCAGTTTTCTTTTGCAAAGAACAGCGGAACTGCAATCATCCCGATAAATACCAGCGCCGTGGCGTCCTGCTCCAGGAATGTCGGAACACTCCCGCAGAGCATCAGCCCCACAGCGTACAGCTTGTTCTTGAATGTTTTCATAAACCGCAACCCCTTTCAAAATCAGTTGGTTTCTCATAAAGGAGGTTGTCAAATCGGCGTATGGTCGAAGACCGTCTCCCAGGGCTGCTTGGGCAGGGGCTTCATCTTCAGCGCCCACATGATCTGCCGGATGGTCACGGTGGGGTAGAGGCCGTCCGTACCCGTCCCGGCCCGGCGGTCAAAGAACGCCCGAAACCGGGGGTGCAGATATAATGGGTCCGTCAGCCACTCGTCTACCTCGGCCCAGAAGGTGTGCTTCGTCTCCGGGTCGTACCGCTGCTGAATCACCGCCAGGCCCCGTTCGCCGACAAGGAACAGGGTGCAGTGGTTATAGACCGGATGGTCGCAGCAGTAGCGCTGTCCGTACATGGAAAGATAAATGGGCGGCTTCTCGTAGTGATAGCGCATGTCTGCCTCCAAATATAAAAGAGGAAAAGCCCCTGTTACAGGGCTCCTCCTCTTGGGTCTTCTCTCCGGTCCATCACCGCCCCGCACCGGTTACAGATCGCGAACCCCCGGTTCAGGTAGTCCATCAGTTCGTCTCCTGCCGGCCGAATGACCTTTTTACCCTTCTTACGCATTTGCATTACCTCCTAAGTCGTCCGGGCCTTGCGGCTCCGGCTGATATTGAGGTAAAGAGCGCTCTCTCCTCATAAAACGCCTTGTAAATTTGGCGAGGACTATGGTAAAATGGAAACATCCTTTATGTATGGAGGGGGAATATGGCTGTTTGTATAGAATGCGGCAAAGAGTTTGATGTTGCCGCCGTGAGACGAAAGCTCAGTCGAGAATATTATAAGGGTGTTTACGACGATCAATACCCAGACGCCAATGTTTGCTATGATTGCGCTCTTCCCGACATCAGCGCCAGTTGGGGGACAGGAGAAGACCAAATCAAAGACATGGGCTCCGGTTGGGACCCTGACTAAAAAAGCAAGAGTCTTCGTCAGACCCTTGCTATTGCGGAGTTATCCGTTTGGAGTGCGTCTTTTCTCGTCAATGATTTTGAAGTTATTGATCCATTTTTCCATCAACGCGATGGGCTCTCGCATAACCGCCGCAATTTCTTCTGCATTTTTCCCAGCGTCATATAAGCGGCGTGCACGCCCAATGCGTAGAATCAATTTTGAACGTTTCAATTCTTCTGTCATTTTCATTTGCGAAACCTCCTTAAATTCAGATTTCTCCATAAAACACCATGCCGAATATGCGGATAAAACGAAGAGACTGTGCTGTCTGCACGGCCTCTTCATTTTCTTTTCGAGCCTGTTCGTTACTTTGTCGGCCGAAAACGGCTGAACAGATTCCTGAACGTGGTGGACGAGTAAACCCCGGACTCCTCAAACTTGAATCCCCGTCTCATCCAGATGCCGTAGAACATCAGCGGCAACACCAGTTCCGCGCCGGCCACCGCAATGCGCACATACCGGTCGATCTTCTGCTCCCGAAGCTGACGGTTCTGAAGCTCCTCCTCACGGGCGCGGTCGGCATCCTTGCAGGCAAGCTCCTCCCTGCGCTGTCTGCCGTCCATCTCCCGCCGCTCGGACTTCTCATCCACGTCGGCCTGGGCCCTGATCTCCTCGATACGCAGCTTGTGCAGCGCCGCCAGATCCCGGATCGCTTTCGCTCTCTCCTCGTTTCCGGACGGAAGGGTCCGCAGATTCGCGAGCTCCGTCTCGATCACATCATCCAACAACGTTTTAATCTCTGCCATATGCTTTTTCTCCTTTCAAAAATCAGAATTGGCTCCATAATAGCCGATGTTATTCGTGCGTACCCGGCGTTCGATGTCTCTTGCGGCCGCAGGGCTGTGGTGCTATACTCATAAAAAGAACTATTATTCTTCGGAAAGGATGGCTTATACCCATGACGATTTATGCTACGCAAGAGAGACCTGGCCGTGTCACGCATAGTTATTATTGGAATGAGTATCGCCTGGAAGATGGCCAAATTGTCCTTTACAGATGTGGACGGAAAAGGATTTTCGATGGTCGGGAAAACGAATGGGTCCATTCCGAACGGCGAAAGACCTCCTGGACCATTGACGATCCTGATTTGCCGGATTGGTTGCACAAGTATATATCGAAATGAAAAGAAAGGGGCGCCCGTTATCGGACGATCCCCTTCTTTTTCGCGTATTTCAACAATTCATCGTCATCTCTGAGAAGGTCGTCGCCCATATCGACCCCTTTCCAAATCATACGGTCTCCCAGTTCCGTCAAGCAGGAGCCGATATCGACCAGCCACTGTGTCATCCAGAGTTTCAATTTCTTCATTACAATACACCTCCATAAAGGCCTATGTCATTCGTGCGGCAGGAAGTCCTTTACCTTGACCCGGAAGACCACCCGTTTCTTCCGCATAACGGTTCGTATATCCGTATCCAGCTCAAGATATAAATGAGGGCCTTCGTCCGCAAAATCGGAATGGTCCACCCGCAGGTCGCCGACCGGACGATCCTGGAACAGATGCATACCGATCAAAATTCCGATACAAAGCGCCGCAATCGCTGCAATAATCTCCAAATTCAACCCCTCCTTTGACACTGTTTTCTCAAATTTTCCACCCGGGAATTTTTCAGGATATCACTCTAACACGCTTTCCGGCCAGCTGCGTATGGAAAATAGAAAGCAAAGGGCCTGCTCAGCCCTTGCTCTTGGATTTGAGTTTCCATTTCAGCTGTTCCAGCTTTGTGGAAGCCGCGTTCCTGACCTCCGGAATGGACGCCAATGCGACCGCCATCGTAACGGCGGGCACGATCACCTGTCCGATCCAAAGCCTCAGCTCCCGGCTTGCCTCGATTTGCTTGTAAGTCATAATGGTATCACCTCCATAATAGCCGCTGCCGTTTCTGCGAAATACAAAAAGGAAAGAGCCCGCGTTTCCGCAGGCCCAATCCTTACTCTTCGTATTCTTCTAATGCTTTTTTCCAATTCGATGATGTGCGCTATCCGAAGTATGATTTCATCTAATTCGTCCTCAAGCGCAAAACTGTTTTCCCATAAGTCTTCAAATCCACCCGGGTTCTTGTCATTTTCCCGAATGAATCGGACTAACTGTTTCACAGCATTGAACTTGTTGTCCGCCACCTTTTCCAAAATCGTTTTCTTCATGGCATTTCACCTCCATAAAGGAGCCTGCCTATTCCGCGGACTTGTCCTCGTACACAACCCGTTTCCTTAGGGCACTCCATGGAACATACCGCTCCTTCCGGCAGACCGGGCACCAGAACCGGCTTGTCTTTCCGCCGATGTCCACCAGATCGCCGCAGTCGGCCTCCAGCCTGCTCCCGCAGTTCGGGCAGTTGAACCGGTAGCATTGCCGGACAGCCACGTCCACAACCCGCAACTTCAATCCCTCCTCTTGCTCAGCAGCCAGAAGAACCGTCTGTACGCGGCGTAATAGACGTCCCGGCAGCAGGGAATATCATACTTCATCTTCAGCGCATCGTAGGACAGCCCCTCGGTCACGCCCCGCAGCAGATAGGAGTAGAGGTCGGGCTCCGCCTCGATGGCCGCCTGCTCCACCATCTCCATGCGCTCCCCGAAGAATATCCGGGACTGGGCGCACCGCTCTGTTGGGTCGCCCTTCATCTGCCCGCAGCTCACAAAGACCTGGAGGTCGGCCGGCCGCCTACTCAGCCCATCCAGGGCCAGTCGGGCCTTTTTCCAAATGGGGTATTGCAGGCAGAAATGCTTCAGCTCGTAGTAGCGGTGCTTGCCGATCCAGTAGGGGTTCTTCTGCGAAAGCTCCGGACGCATGTCATTTCTCATCGTCGTTCTCCTCTCCAGAAATATCCGGTTTCCTCGTACAATCGTTTTGGCGAGATGTAGAAATTGATCCGGCCGTACCGGGAATCCATCTCCTCAATGCTGGCCACCAGATTGCCGTTCCGGGTCGCCTTGCCGATGGGCAGCCAGCCGGAGATAATTCCAGCCCTCACCCAGGACGCGTCTTTTCCATAAACACGGGCCACCACCGCCACAGGGACGGAGCCCGGATGGAACTCTTGTTCATTCATCGGCGTCTGCCTCCTTTCAACGGCTATTCTAAGGGCGCAGCCCCGTTTTCGTAAAAACAACCTCGGTGGAAAGAAAAAGAGAAGGAGCCGCCTGTTACAGCGGCTCCCGCCCTTTAGAAACGATTCCTTTATGATTAGAGCGGGCGGCGCAAGGGGCAAAAAGAAAAGGAGCCGCTGATTAAGCGACCCCAATTCCTATTTAGTTCTTTTGCTTGTGTGCTCTGATGATTGCCCTTGTGATCTGAACGCCAGCAATAATCGCCGCGCCAATCATCATACCATGGATCACATTTTTGGCGCCTTGTCTCATTCCTTCGTTATAAAATGCTGTCAAAGCCGCCCCATGCTTATCCAAAAGCAAATTAAGCTCGTCGATTTGTGCATTCGTCATGTATTTCATATAGAACACCTCCATAAAACCCACTGTAAATCTTGCGAAAGGAGACACCCAATGAAGAAACACGTGAACCCAGCCAAGCATTTGCATGAAGTCTATACTATGCAGGGCGGCGTAAAAGAGTACAACAAAAATCAGCGAGCCTGGGGTGCGCTACTATTTGCGGGCAGCGTTTTTCTACTCCATGCGGTAGGCGGCCGTATCGTTGACAAAATCGAACGCCGAGAAATTAAAGCCTTGAAAAAGAGGGATAACCTATGCTGACCCAATGCCCAGAGTGCGAATTGCCAGTGAGCGATAAGGCAAATGCCTGTCCTCATTGCGGATATCCTCTGAAACCTTCTGAAAAAATAAAAAGACCTCGCAAATCCAACAAGCGACGGCGATTGCCGAATGGCTTTGGTCAGATCAGTGAGATCAAAAATCGTAATTTGAGAAATCCATTCCGAGCCATGGTAACTGTGGGGAAAACTTCTGATGGCAGACCCATTTGCAAACCGCTCAAGCCAGAATCATACTTTGCCACCTATAACGACGCTTATGCCGCTCTGGTGGAATATAACAAGAATCCGTATGACCTCGGAACAGCCATCACCATGCAGGAGCTCTATGACAAGTGGCTTCCAGAATACGAAAAGACCGTCAAGAGTACAAAGGCGGTGACCAGTGCTTGGCCTTACTGTTCGGCAGTTTACAAGATGCGAGTTATGGACATTCGAGCCCGTCATGTAAAAGGCTGCATGGAAGAGGGCGTGGCCACTGTTCGAGGCAGAGAGCAGCATCCAACAGCCACCATGAAGAACCAAATCAAATCCATGTTTAACATGATGCTGGACTATGCATTGGAATATGAGTTAGTGGATCGAAACTATTCCAGAACCTTCAACCTCACAGAAGAAACCGTCAAAGAGATCCAGAAGGTAAAAAAGGGGCATATTGCTTTTACAGATGATGAAATGGAATTGCTCTGGAATAATATCGATGAGAAACACGGCATCGATATTCTGCTCATCCAGTGCTACTCCGGCTGGCGCCCTCAGGAACTGGGGCTACTGGAACTAAAGGATGTGGATTTAGAGAACTGGACATTTCAAGGCGGCATGAAGACGGATGCCGGTGAGAATCGTGTTGTCCCCATTCATTCCCGTATTCAGGATCTGGTACTCAAAAAATATCGAGAAGCAGAAACAATCGGAAGCCCGTATCTGCTTAACTGGGCAGACCCCAACAACCGAAACAAGAAGAACTTTGAGTTGACCTATGCTCGGTATCAGAAAGCCTTCGAGCGTATCCGTGATGAATTGAAACTAAACCCCGAGCACCGTCCTCACGATGGTCGCACCCACTTTGTGACCATGGCAAAACGCTATGGGGTGGATGAGTATGCCATCAAATATATGGTAGGTCACAAGATCTCCGACATCACAGAAAAGGTCTACACTCGCCGCGAATTTACTTGGCTTCGAGAGGAGATTGAGAAAATAAAATAGACCTTGCCAAGCTCGCTTTCAGTGTAGGAGTATAGGTGTAGAAATAAAACCAACCGCATCAAGAAGTGTAGGAATATGGTTACATGAATGGTACAGAAATAATATACGAATTACCTACACTTACCCGCTTTTAACTACTCGTATCTGTTCTAAAAACCATTGGTATTACAGCAGTTAACAGCACTTAGAAGCAGGTAAAAGTGTAGTTGGTTTCTACATTAAAAACCAATTATCCCGTATTTCCGGTGTGAAAACGGTCAAGGTGTAGGAGTAATCGAGGAATAATCGACTCTCCTACACCTCTTTTTACACCGTTCTGCCGCTTTAGATACAGGAGCAGAGGCCAGATCCACTCGCATCAGTATCCACGCACATCCTCGACAAATGACCCGTTTCTCAAGTGGTTTTCGTACGCTTCTCGAATGATGCGAATAGCGATGTCTACTTCTCCATTTTGAAGATCGTCGTCTTTGATGATCTCCTCATATTCCGCATAGATCCGAAAGATTCGCTTAAACTGCTCCCTGGTCACAGGATTATCGGGGCAAACGCAGTACGAGGCAAAACTTATGATCGAACTGCGCTTGCTTTCAATGTAGAGAGACATGGTGATTTCGGCGTTCTTATCCATTTCTTCTTTCAGAACCTCAATGGACTGATCATACACCACTGCTCTATCATTTACCCATTTCATCCAGGCGTCACGCTTGGCGATATTATCTTCGCTGTAATGGGATTCCACGCTGTTCAACACGGTCTTCACATCGTGAATCGTCGCGGACATTTCTCGCATGGTCTGCCGTTCCTGCTTCTTCCGAGCAAAATATTTCCTGATCTTAATGAACTCGGGAACGACTTTCCCCTTAAACTCCAAAATTTCGCCAACGATCTGCATGATCAAAAAAACGCCGATAATAGCCAGACCTAAAGCGATAGGTATGTTCAGGTACTCAATATAGCTGATCATGTTAACCGATCACCCACCTCGACAAAGGTGGGTTTCTTTTCTTCCGCCATCATCCAACCTCCTTCAAAGCAGGCAAATTTGGAAAGCTTAGGCTTTGGGGCTCAGCATCCCGAGCAGTTCCTGATACTCGCTCTCGCTGATTTTGTCGGCGGCATAGAAAATATCGAGCTTCGTCTCGATACCCTCCGTCTGGCCTCTCTCGATCATGCGCTTCAAAGTTCGGTACAACATAGCAGTTTTCCCCTTTCTTAAATATCCAGCTCCGTCAGACCCAGCTCCAGCAGAGTCAGACGGAATTCCTGGTCCACGTTCATGGCATCCGTATCCACTTGTGCGGAATACAGTGCCCGATTGCTGCGGTCGATCTCGTTGTCTATTCCCTTTCTCAGGAACGTCTCGTAGTTCTCCCGCACGTTTGCCGCGACGCCGTCCCAGGTCTCCACCTCCACATGGTACTCGTCGTACTCATATCCGGTGAAGTCCTCGGTCTGGACAGGCGTCACGTTCTGGAAAAGCCGCACAAGGCTTCTTCCGCTTCCGGGAATGCGCTCCACGGTAAAACTGCCGGGGTCAACCATCCCTTGTACTTTCATGGTGCCGCTCCTTTCACGCCGCCTGGTATGGCGGATATAATTTCTGAAGCCGTCTGCACTCTTTTCGGACGACTTTCTTAAGATCGAACATGGTCTTTGGCTGGTAATACCGCTCCAAAATCCGTTGACAATCGCACTTTCGGAGCTGCCCAAGTCGTGAGATCAGGCCGGAGGCCCGCTTAAACGAGATGACCCGGTTTCGATCCCTTCGGTAGTAATATAAATGCAGCGACTGCTTGAGCCGAAACAGGTTGTGCTTTCGGAGGATGGTGTAACCGTGCCCGAACCGGTAGCCCAGCGCCGACGGAATCCTCGGCCGTCTTCGGCGCCGTTTGACCTCGGGCAGATGCTCTCTGGCCTTCTCTACCCTTGGGGTAAAGCCGATCCGAAAGACCTGCCAGTTGTCTTTCAACTTTAGTCCCACGTCGGCCAGCCACGCCTGAATATCCCGGATCAGCTTCCGCAATTTCCGCTTGCTGGAGGCGAAGATGGTGAAGTTGTCCATCTGCCGCAGGTAGTGGCTGACGCCGTACTCCCTTTGGTGGATCATCAGGTCCAGCGGCTGGAGCACCAGGTGCAGGAACCAGGCGGAGAAGAACGCGCCGATCAGCACGCCGTATTCCATCAGGGCGTCGCACAGCCAGAGGGTCTCCCGGTCCTTGAACAGCCGTTTCAGCGCCTGGATGACATACGGCGGGTCCAGCTCCTCAAAGCAGTGGTAGATGTCGCATTCCGCGCCGTACCGTGTGCCGGCGGCATCGCCCTTCATCCACTTCTTGATGGCTTTGACCCCGTAGGAATTTCCCCGTCCAGGCACGCTTGCGATGCAGTATTTGTCCATGCTCCGCATGATATGCGGGATCATGGGCTGTAACACCGCATGGTGAACATACTGGTCCGGCCACAAGAGCGGCTCATTGATGTCCCGCCATTTGCCCTTCCCGCTGTCCGCGTCCCCGCTCACCAGGTCCTCGATGAACCTGCGCAGCTCCGCCACATACTGATCCATATTCACCTCGATCTCCAGGACCTTCTTGTTCAGGCTGTGGTCGCCGTTGCGCCGGTGTCCCCGGTTGACTTCCCGGATGGCCAGGCGCAGATTATCTTCCGAAAGGATTTGTTGGTAAACTCTCACTCGTTTCATCAGGGATAATATCCTCCTTGTAGCCTCACAGCCGTTCCATCGCCGCGGGTGGTTCCGGGGCGAAACCCGGCCCGAAGTGTACCAGGCTGTGTCCTGACGGCTCATCGTCAGCAAGTGCTGCGCGGTCAACTCTGCGTAATAGAAAGGGTGAGGAACCCTGACTACCGATAGGAGGTTCAGCCATACCCGACAGGCCCAATGGCCTGCGTCTGCTTCAAGAAGGCGACAGCCGATGTTGGAGTTCGTGTTCGACGCACTGTTGTAGTTCACGTAGAACGGCCCGTGATTCTGGTTCTGGTTATAGTTACCGCCGTGGTGCAGGCACGGGTTACTACCGTTGAAATTCCAGTTATCCGGGACATCGTCTGCTGCAAAGTCGACCCCGCGCTCTCCTCTTACCAAAGAAGAGCGGTTTCAAATGTTGTTCTTATTAAGGTGAAAAGGAGCCCTTCCGCTCCATTTTGAAATGCGAGGAAGGCTGGAGCTTGGGGGAAGGGACTGCGGTCCCCTCACCCCAAACCCCCTCCTC